CAGACGCAACAACTTCATTCGTTTGCTGATATAGGCTCTATATCTGAAGTAAGAGGCAACGCACAAGTTCTCAGAGACAAAACTTACGGGGCTGAATTAGAGTTTAATATTCAGCAAATGGATGATGTCCGTACAGAGGCAGGCAGAGTTGCTATAACCTTTGAAGACAGTTCTACGGTCAAACTAACTGAACATTCTAAGTTAGTTATAGATGAATATATTTATGATCCCGACCCATCCAAATCAAAAATGGCGCTCAAGTTTGCTAGTGGTACTGCAAGATTTATTACAGGTAAGTTTAATAATAAAAGCAATATATCTATACGTACTCCTACCGCAGATATAGCTATAAGAGGCACAGACTTTACTTGTACAGTAGATGAGTTAGGTAGATCTCTTGTCATATTACTACCAGACGAGAATGGCATATCTAGCGGAGAAATTATAGTGTCTACAGGTATGGGTAGCGTGACGTTAAATAAACCCTATCAAGCAACAACGGTATCTGTTTTTGAAAACAATCCTACAGCACCTGTAGAGCTAGATATTACATTAGATCTAATAGACAACATGCTTATTGTTAATCCTCCAGAACAAACGCAAGAATCTTTAGAACAAACGCAAACGCAAACTTCTGCTGATTATTTAGATTTTAACGACCTTGATATTGATTATCTTAATGAGGACTTCCTTGATGCAGAAGAGCAACTAGAGTTTACAGAATTAGATATAAACTATTTAGATGTTAATTTTCTTGAAGATTTACTTAATGTTTTAGACGCACTAGCCATAACAAAAGAAGAAGATGCTTTAAAACAAGGTGGTGCTGGTATACGTATTGTTGGTACAGAAATAGGTCAAGATAAAGATACTCAAATAACTACAATCATATCTGGTCAAAACATAAGTTTAACAAGAACCGTTAGTCAAAGTGTAAAATTAGATTTAGATGGATCTGATAGCTATACAGTTATACTTATACAAGATGGAGTGACTAATACGGTTAAGATAAATGGTGGATCTTCAACCACAATAAAAATAAAACAAGGCTCAGGATGAAAAAAACAATAATATTTGTAGGTTTATTTATATTACTTGGGGCAACTTTTTATTTCCAACCTACAGCTTATGAAATATTAAAGTTAAAAACCTTTGATTCATTAGTAACAGATAAACAACCTTCAGATAATTTTGTAATTCTTAATATAAATGAGAGTGATATTACTAATGAAGGGGGTTATCCTTTGTCTAGGCAAACATTAGCTCAAATACACATTAATTTATTGAGGAAAGGTGCATTAGGTGTAGGGTGGGTTATAGCCTTTCCACAACCTGATAGATTTGGTGGTGATTTTGAATTTACCGAAGCTCTGGGTTTTTCTCCAAGTGTTCTAGCTATGTTTGAGGGAAAAGGTGATTATCCGCCTACTTCTGGGACAGTTATTTTAGGACCAGAAAGCGGAGGTATTATGTCTGAAGGCGTAATACAAAATATAAATATTTTAAAAACAAACGCCAGTCAGGGTTTAGCAGTAGCCAGGACAGATGTAGATAATTTAGTTCGGAGATTACCTCTGTTAATGCGTACACCTGACGGTTGGGTATCTACATACGGTACAGAAGTATTGAAAGTTCTAGCAGGAGCAGACACTTACATTATAAAAACTAATGATAATGGTCTGGAAGAAGTAAGAGTAAAAGGTTTGCCTCCAGTACAGGTAGACTCACTAGGTCGTAAATGGGTAAGTTGGGTTGATACACCACAAACCAATCTTTTAGAAATGGATGTAGAAAACAAATTTGTATTTGTAGGGTTTACAGCAAAAGGTATTATGCCCCAAATTGCTACTCCCGCAGGTTTGTTGGAACCACATAAAATACAAGCAGCGTT